TAAGCTTCGCGTTCTCGCCGTGCTCAGTCTTTTCAGCCATGTAAATCTCCTTTTTGCGACTTAGTTTGCTTAGTCTGAAATCAAGTTTGAAGCAAGTTTGAAGCAAGTTCCAACAAGTTCCAACAAGTTCCAATCAAGCCGCGATTGGTGCTTTGTTGGTGCAACACTTTCAAAATCAACTCTAACGCAAAATCAGCGTTGCAACACTGAATCAGCGTTAACGCCTCGGTTTCGGTCTGCCCCACAGCTTTATAAGCTGCCGTTTTTCCTCAGCCGTCGCGTTGTCGTAGTCCTCCCACTGGGAAGGATGCCATTCGACTCTCTCGTCGGTCTCCGGACTCTTCGCTATGCACTCCTGATAAGGTCTTAAGTAGTGCGCGATAGCCAGCGACATGACGCAGTCGTCGTGCGCGCCCTCCTCGGCGCAGGGCTTGAAGTTCTCGTCGCGGACAAAAGTCAGCATCTCGCCGATCGTGTCGATATCATAAAGCACCTCCGGATGCTCGCGAACCACACGCACAAGCTCGGCGATGATAACCGGTCGCGACTTCGTGTCCGTCCGGAAACCGAACGTCCTCGTCGTCTTCTTGCCGTAGTCGTCGATAGAATCGCGTACAAACATCCGCGGATATCGCAGTCTCTGAAGCTCGCGGACAGGGAAGGTAGAGAAGTTTGTCTCGGGCGCGATCAGCGCGTCGTTGTACCAGCGTCCCAGGCAGTAAAACTGCTTTACAAACATGTCCTCGTCCATCTGCTTTCGCAGGACAGCGACCTGTTCGCCGGTGCGGTTGTCAAGCACCTGGGCGACGAACCAGTCCGAGCCCTCGCCCGCAGTGTCCGCGCCGATGACATAAGGCACGCCCTTTTCGGGCTTGCGGTAAACCCGGATGAATCCCGCGTCCGACGCCGTGAATTTTGACGCCGTGTAGTCGATCTGCTCCCCGGACTCGGCAATATCGAAAGCCCCGAGCAAAGCCCGCTCGCGGATTCCGGTCGACTGCAAATACCGCAGTCTCTCGGCGAGAATCATCGCCGGGAAAACCGTCTTTCCGGTCACGCCCCACTCGCCAAGGCAATAAACCTGGTAGAAGTAAGGATCGGTGAACCGGAATTTTTCGAGAACCTTCTTGTTCCGTTCCGGCAGGAAGCGATTGTCGATGTAGGTCGACTCGTGCGTCCTGATGTCGGCGCGCAGCTCCGGCTCGTCGCAGTCGAAGAATCTTTTTTTGATCCAATGCAGAATCGAGATCGGGTTGAAGGTGATAATCATCTGTTGATACCACCTCGTCGCGCCGCGCATACGGATGTCGAGCTGGTTGAAATCCGACTCGGTAAGCTCGGTCGCCTCCTCGATCCAGACGTCCGTGACCTCGTGAATCGACTTCAGCTTCTCGGCATTATCAAGCCCTTTGAAAATGATGTCCGAGCCGTTGGGGAAGATAATCCGCATTTCGCCTGTGTAGATCGTCGCCCCCGAGTCCGGATAAAAGCGCGAGATCGTCGCGCAGATGTCCTCAAAGCACGAGTGCCTGAGCGTGTTTCCGACCTTCCGGGCGACTAAGAATCTGTGCCCCGGCTCAGAAACCGCCCTCTCGACGACTTTTCGCGCCGCGAAAACCGATTTCCCCGAGCCGCCGCCGCCCTTGAGCACCAGAAAGCGGTGCTGGTCGAAGAACAGCGGCATGAAGGTGTCATTTGAAGTCTCCTGAAGACTTCTGTACCACAGCGCGGCGGCATAAGCCGCGTCTATCTTCCGGTCATCCCGCCTCCACCGCCTCCCCGAGCCGCCCCGCCGCGATCCTCCCGTGTTCATCCATCTCGAGAGCGCGCGGAGTAATCGACCGCGCCATGCGGCGAGTCCTCGTCGTCATAGTAACCGACACCGCCGAGCCCGTCGTCCCGACCGCCCACGACAACCTCGTCGTCCGTCTCGTCGCGCCGACCGCTTTCTCCGACCTCGTCGCGCCGCGTGCCGATTTCGCCAAAAACCGACGAGATAAGCGCGAGCTTTTCCTCCATCGGCACAGCCGCCGCGGAGATAGTCTCGCGAGTTTTGCTACCGAGCTCAAGCTCACGCCGCTCAGCGGGCGACCAGCCGTAATTGCAGGAGAGATTAAACTTTATCCCCTCGACCTTGTCGCGCTTGCCGAGCTCTCGCACAAGCCAGGACTCGATCAGTGTCTTAGCCCTCTCGCAGACCTCGGCGTACCCGTCTGTCCGGGCGTACTGCCGGAAGGTCTCGCGAGTCATGCCGAGCTCGATGCAGAGATCAGACTCGGACGGCGGAATCGCGAAATCTACATACGTGATTTCATGCCCGTCGAGGTCTTTCTCCCCGGTCTCGCGCAGCGTCATCCGCGAACGGAAGTATTTCTCAACAGCCTGTGTGAATTTCTTGACGGTATATTTGCGCGGCGGCGCCATAGCGCTCTCCCCTTTCTCTGTCTGTTATGCCTATATCATAGCACAAAACACCCTGTTATAACTACAGATTATAGCAGGGTGTATAAAAAGGAATCGCGCGCGCACGCGCGACAATCGAGTCAGGAATCATCAGCTCAGCCCGTCGGGTCTCTCGCCGGTTTGCCTTCTTCTCAAAAACAAAAAACGGATACCAGACCGGTATCCGTTTTCTTTATGCTCACTTGTAAAACCGCCCGAGCGGAAAGCACTCGTACAGCCGCCGCACTACCGTGTAAAGCGTCGTCACCGAACCGATGTGCTCGTCCATGCAGACCTTGACGGCAGTGTCCGACGAGGTCATGAACCTTTTCAGCGCCGCGGCGTAATCCCCGCCCGCCCTCTCGAAGGCGTCATCCATGATCTTCCGCTTGCTTTCACTAAAATTGTAGTAGTTCCGGCAGAGATAGAAAACCATCCCCTGCTTGTTCACGCCGAGCTTCACACTCGGAATTTTCGAAAAGTGCTCACGATTTTTCATACAAGTCTCCTTTCAGAACGGCAGAACATCCTCGTTCTCGATCAGCTCAAAATGCGGCGCTTCAGTACCGGCGGCGCTCTGCGGCACATAGACCGGCGGAGCGTCTGAGTCCGAAGGCGCTGGCGCTCGTCCGCTCTGGTCGCCCTTCGCGTCGACGAACATCACCTCATCGACGATAACCTCGGTCGCGTACCGCTTGTTCCCCTGCTGATCCTGATAGCTTCGCATCTGGATCGAGCCGACGACACAGATCGACGAGCCCTTTTTAAAGTACTTCGCGATAAATTCCGCCCTCTCGCGCCAGGCGACGCAGTTGATGAAATCCGAGACCGCCTCGCCCTTCGTCCCGTCTTCCTTTTTGGGCGCGGCGCGGCGCGCGACGGCAATCGAAAACGACAACACCATCACGCCCGACTGCGTCGACTTCAGCTCGGGAGCGGCAGTCAGACGTCCCCCGAGTATCACCTTGTTGAGATTAAAGTTTGCCATAAGCACCTCCGAGATAATTTTCGATAGTTTCGCGCGCTTCGCACCATCCATAGCAGACAGCGACGCAGTATCCCTGCGCTTTCAGTTCCCCGATCCACCGACGCTGATTTTCGGTCGGTTTGTTATCCCCGACCTTGAGTTCGATGAAAAGCCCGTGATATTGCGACGTCGCGACCGGCAGAAACAAGTCCGGCACACCAGCCTTCACACCCCGCCGCTTCAAAGCCCGACCGGTCGCGGCGTCCCGCCTCCCGCCATTGGGCACGTGGAAAAGAAGCCTCAGCACCGGATAAGCCGCCGAAGCCGCGGTCGCCCACTCAAAAAGTGCCTCCTGCTCCTGGTCCTCGCTCGGATGACAAGCCTTACCACCGATCATCGTCGTCACCTCCCTACGACAGCACGACTATAATAATCACGCCGAGTATAATCCCGGCAAAAAACCCGAGCAAAAACATCATATCGCCGCCTCCCTCTCCGCGAAATAGTCCGGATGCCTCTCGAGCATCTTCTTGCACTCCCAGCGCGTACGCCCGAGAAACCCGGCGCAGTAATCAATGCTCTTTCGCTGCCAGCGCAGCAGCGCCAGCATCATCAGCTCGCTGTCCGTCCATGGACGCGGCTCGACGTCGGCTGCATGCGTGCGTATGTAACCGCGCGTGCGAACGCTTATTTCATGGTCGTGCGCATAGTGATAAACCTGCGCGGTTCTCAGCCCAAGTGCTCTCGCTATCTCAGCGCTTCTCTTTCCCTCGCCGGCGAGCCTGCGCAGAGTCTGATCCTCGGCTGTTGTCCACTTGTGATACTTCGGTCTGCTCATTTTCTCATCTCCTCATTTTGTATTTCTGCCTTGATAACCGGCGGAGATTTTTCACAAGCCGCTTAACAAGCTGCTTTTTCCGTCTCTTGATCCGCTCGTCGTACCGGCTCGCAAGCTCTCTTTCGGTTAATTTCCGGAGCTTAACCCGCAGCGACGCCCCCGAGATTTCCGAGTTCGCGACGGTGTAGGCATATTCCCGGTCGTCCTGAAGCGTCCATCCGGGATAGTTCTTTTCCCAGAAAGCGACATCCGGGCGGTCGGCATTGTCCTCGACCATTTTCTTAAGGTCACGTAAATCATACCTGTCATCGTCAGGTTCGGTGACCGTCGGCTTCTTCAGCCCGATCGATGCGTGCCAGCGTCTCATCCGCCCTTCCTTCGGCTGGCGCGCGAGATAGGCGCAGAGCGCTGAGATTCCGTTACCGTCCGGCTGAATCCGGTCGCAGTTCACAGCCCCGAGCTTTTCGCCGAGCTTCCCGCGTTTCGGAGACTTCGCGCGCCACATGTCCTCGAGCAGATCGCGGTCGACTCCGCCCGGAAGTAAAATGTGATGGTGCATGCGTACCGGAATGTCGTCCGAGTCGGTGTAGTAGGAAGTCAGCCAGATGTACCGGAATGGAATCCCCGCTTTTTCATAGATCGGTCTGATTCTTGCGATATATCGGTTCATGTTCGCTTCACCCTCCGCTATGTCGATCGGAAGGTGCTGATCAGTGTATGTAAGCGACTCGTGAAAGTCTCCAATTCCGAAATTGGTGTTCGCGAGACGGTCGAAATAAACGCGCGAGCGCTTGTCATTGAGATTCGCCTGCTTCGGGCAGGTGAGCGCGACTCTCTTGCGGGAGCGATGAGAACCGTAGTACTTCATCTTTCCCTCGGTCATCAAATATATTTCGACTTCCTTCATCTCCTCCCCCTTGCGGGTCGAGGTGTATATCTGTCTTTCCCGAACGAACGCCATTTCTCTTTCCTCACATCTCGCTTTTAATATCGCGGCGTCTCCGACAAGCTCCGACGCCGCTTTGTCTCTGATCGAACCCGACAGCGGTTTTTTGATTTCCAATCACGACTTGTTAATACCCATTACAAGCCCGCATCCGGGGTTGCCCCCGGATAAAGCCATCAGCAGATGGTCGTGCTTATATATAAGGTAGATTTATGTTACAGCAACGTGGCGGTGCACGTCAGGGTCTCCGGTTACTGTTTTGCGAATGGTTCATTCGGCTTCCGCTTCATCGTCTTCGATCTCCGCGAGCCAGAATTCTTTCCGGCAGTCAACGCAATGAACATTGAGAGATTTTTTCACGACCATCGGACAAGGAAAGACCGAATCTACTTCCTGTGGGCAGTATTTCAGTACGCCATCTGGTGCTAACCTTGCCCTCGGAAACATCTTCAGAAACTCGTTTTGCTGTGTCTTGCACGGGTGTTCTATGCTCCACCGCTCAACAGTTTCGATGATTTCTTGTGGATAATCCCACGAGAGCCTTTCACACCTTTCACTCGTTCCGGCGGTTATGATACGTTCTCTCATCGGGCATTCTCAGCATCTTTTTGCGCCTTCATCGTAGTAATATTCGTGCATTCTCTTGCGCTCTCTGAAAAAATCACGTGCGTCCATCTTTCTTATCTCCTCTCAGGTCGCGCCCGCAGTGCGGGCAGAAATTGATTTGAAACGAATCCATCCTCGGTCGGTTACAATAACTGTCACCGTAGGTCGGGCAGTAGTAGCTTCTTACAAACAAAGCCTTACCCGCCCACGGGAGATCACCGATGAACAGCTTCGTTCTGAATGTATCCTGATAAGGCGTCAGCATATGCCCGCTTTCCTCGTAAGGAATCCCATGTTTCCCGTCGCAGTACCGGCAGGGCTGTCCGATCTTCTCCTCATCACGCATTTTTCTCTATATCCTTCATTTTCTTGACAATGAACGCCAGCATGTCCTTCAGGAACACATACCGCATGTCGACGTCCTCGATGCTGCTCGCCAGACTCCCGACAAGGTACTGTGTTTCACAGCTCACATCTCCGAGCTTGCCCCTTATGTCAAGATGGCAGGTCTTGTTGACTGAGTCAATTTCAGCTTTCAGCATCTTCCGCCACCGCCTAGGCAAGCTGCTTGACGAGATTCTCAAGCACCCGTTTCCGGACTGCCTTCTGTTCGGACTCATCTGAAACCTCCAGCTCCTTTTCGAGCATTAGCACCGTCAGCGCCAACTGGCATATAAAAGCCGCTTTGTCAACACCATCCGTCAACGCACGGCACATTTCGTTCAGAAGCGTTTCCATCTCCTCAATGAGCTCAAAGGGTTTCCCCTCGAGCTCGACCTTCAACCGGCTATCGTTTTCCGGGTCAGTCCCTACTCTGATCATTTTCTTCCTCCTTAACACACCTGTTTTCGACCTTCTGGTAAGCGTCGAAATAAGCCTCGCGCTTGTCTCCGTTGTAAGTCACTTCGAAATACATGCCGTCCGGCACATCGGTCGAAAGCAGCGCCTTGTTGTTCTGCAAGGTCTTGCAAAGCCAGACGACATAAACGTCGTCTTCATCCATCAGCGTGTTCGTCTTCCTGACCCTCTCCGGGTCGTTGTACCATTCGCAGACCAAGCCCTTCGCGAGCTTCACAAATGTTCCGTTACTCATTTTTTCTATCCCTTTCAATCAAATATTCCAGCACGGTTTCAAGCGTGACATTCAACACAATATCAATCCAGAACGGCGCTAACACCCAAACCCAGCTCCAGTCAATGTCCCCGGCGATTTTCAGCGCGATAAACGCCACTGTAAGCAAATGGGGAACTCTCACGCCGCCTCCGCCGCCTCCACTGTTACTCATCCTTTTCAAACTCCCCATCCAGATCGGTGTCATCGACAGCCGAGCCGCAGGTATCGCCCGCGTCGACTTCCTTCATAAAGAACTCGCTGTCATTGTTCACGCAGATGTGGCGCTCGTCGCCGCACTTGTCTTCAAGCCCGATGCAGTACAGGCATTCAGCACATCGTATTTTCACTTGTTTTTCTCCTTTTTCTCTATAAGATACCATCCGGATTTTTCGGCAGCTTGTCAATTTCAAGATTCATCCGGTTCATCAATCTCAGCGCCGCAGTTCGGGCAGTACGGTTTGCACGGATTTTCATAAACACTGTCCGTGCTGTTGCGGCTGCCGCACACCGAGCAGGTTATCTCGCCATAATCGCGAAAATGCTTGTGAATCCAGTGCCCATGCTGCCTTTCTTCAACCTAATCAGCAAAAGGCAAATCGCAACCGCCTATCGCGTCCATAACGCCTTTGTTCATGCTGTGCGTCAAAGCAGCCGTACCCTGTTCTATCCGATGTTCCGACACCGCTTTGTCGAACTCTTTTCCGCATTTTACCAGATACGCGCGGAGCGCGTCCGCGCTGATGTATTCAGGCATCAGCTTCACCTCTCTTCCACTCCTCGGCAATCTGCGACTGCGTGACCTTCACCCGGATTCTGATTTCGGCGGCGTCCGGAATCGTCTTCTTCGCGTCCTCGAAGCGCTCGAGCGCCTTCTCATAGTCGCTCCCCCCGGAGACAAACCGCCATTCCGGATCGCCCGCGCGCTTGTACTCGACGATGTTATTAATCTTTATCATCACCGTCCTCCTTCTCTCTCAGCCGCTTAGCCCAGCGGTAGATTGTGCAATCCTTTTTATCCTCAATATCCAGGCTGGCTGTACAATGATCTTTATCATCACCGTCCTCCTTCTCTCTAAGCCGCTTTGCCCAGCGGTAGGTTTTGTACTCCATCTTGCTTTCAATAGCCAGGTTAGCTGTAGAAGTGTCTTCTGTTCCCGCGCAAATCACAACCCGCTCTGCGGCTCTCACGTCGGCGATTTCCTCTATCAGATTGTCGCAGGCGTCACGGTAATTCATCGGTGTCGGATTCGTCCCGGTGATCACCCGGCGTAATTTCAGCGCCGCCTGTGCAAGCTCGCTTGCCTCCTCGGCGAGCTGACACAGAATGTCCTCCCGGCTCAGCCTCGACGCGATGTACTCAATATCCGACATTGCTCCCTCTCCTTCACTCTGTAAATCTCGCCGTTCTTCTCGACGACCTCAAACCGTTCATTAAACTCCCTCGCGTCAGCACCATCCGAAATAATCACCTCATAGGTCTCAGGCATGTCCTTCGCGGAGTCGATGACCCAATATATTACGCCAAATACCGTTCCGACCATGACGCTGACGATGACAGACACCAGTATTATAAAGAATATCTCGCGATCGCGCCCGATCACCATACCTGCCACAAGGGAAATCAAAAACCATGCCAGAATCCCGATTCCGAGATAGAATCCTATTCCCATCGTTTTCACCTCAGGAATGGTGTTCAGAACCCGAACGCCCTCCATCAGCTCACCGCCCATCATCAACCTTCCGCTTTCCCGTCGCGCGTGCCGTCCACACGGCGCGCTTCTTCGTGGCAACCTTTGTGCCCTTCTTCACAGCGACGCTTCCAGCTGAAACAATCTTCTTACTGCTCCTCGGTTTCTTCTCCATGATATACTCCTTTCACTCGACCCAGGCGCGCTCGGGCAGCTTTCCGATCATCCGCTCAAGCGTCCTCCAGTCCTCTTTCTCATACGCCTCGTCGATCTCCCTCGAGACCTTCAGCAGTTCGAGGTTAATCCCCATCTGCACATCCATAGCCGCTTTCAGGTAGTCAAACCGCAGTCTTAAGTCCTGATAAGCCATCGCCACACCCATGCACTGCCCGATCGTCGAGATCATCTCTTTTTTCGTCTTTCTCATCAGCCGCTCGCCCGCCTCGCTCTGCGCAAGCTCAGACTCGTAGCCGACCAGCGCGTAATAGTCGACCTCGAAATCATCGAAGCCGACCATGTTGTATCGGTTTCCGATCAGCGCGCAGGTGCAGTCATTGTAGGTCTGCTCATCAAGGTCAGTATCCACCCGCTCGAGCAGCTCCCACAGCATGTCGGCGTCATCAGAGATTCCGACGAAAGCCATCTTGAACTCCTCCGCCAGGTCTTCGTCACCATCAGTCGAAGCCATCAGCCCGCCGTCCGAGCCGTCGTCATTATCGACGAAGTATCTGATCTCGTCGCAGTCGTCGATTATCGTCCGCAGCCCCTCGACCAGGTTTTCATACCCCATGTCCGCGAGCGCCGGTTTCTTGAAGCGCATCGCCATCGACTTCTGGCGGCGGATGTCGAGTTTCAACTGTTCCGCGGGTGTCATTTCCGACTCCTCTTTGCGCACTCCCCGGCGCAGGCAGCGTAACCGGCAAGGTCGATGAAACTGTCTGCCTTGTAGTTCCCACTCGCAATCCGCGCGATTTTTAGTAGCGACATCATCATCGCCACATCCTCCGGCAGAATGTCGAGCCCGCCGTCGCTGTCAAGGCATCTCGCTTTCAGATATATTTCCCATAAGTTTCCGATCATCCGGAAATTGTCCTCCGGCTTGCCGTACTGCCGCTCCCTCTCGCCGGTGACAATTGCCTTCGCGGCATCGAGGATTTCCGCGCGTGTGATCGTTTTGCCGACCCCGGCAGGACGATTGACTTCAACTTTTCTGACCTCGGTCGTGCTTGTGAAGTCCGACGTACTCACCTTCGTTCCCAGCGTCACTTTTCTGTCCTCGACCATATTGCTCACCTGCGCAGAATGCTCCTCGGCGTCAAGCCTCCCGACCATCTCGTCGACCGCTGTATCCTCCGAATCCTCCGAAGCCGACTTTATCGCCGCGTGCATGACCGGCGAGACCTCAGCCGTGATGTGTTCCTCGTCCGTCTCGACCTTTTTGCCAGTGTCGGCAGGAAGGTTTTCAGCCTTTTTCGCCTCCTCCGCGAGCTTCGCGGCAAATTCGTCCTTCAGCGTCGGATCGTATTCTCTCTCAGCCTCTGTGACTTCCGGTTTTGCGCCCACTACCATTTTCTCGTTCTCCTTTTTCGTCTTAGTTTTGTTTGTTGCCTTTTCAGCATTTGCCTTCCGGGCTTTTTCCTTGACCTTCAATTCGTGCGCCTTGTTCTGCGCCGCGCTTTTCGTGCAGCCGAGCTCCGCCGCGATTTCCTCGAGCGAGAAACCCTGGTCTTTCATCGCCCAGAAGGTTTCAATCTTCTCCTTCGTCCAGATCATCTGCTCCCTCTTTTCTTGTACTCCTCGATGTCCTGCTCTGTGACCCCGGTCTCGCTGTTTCGCTTCGAGGTGTCCCGGATGAAGTTGTGCATCTTCGCGAATATCTCGCCAGTCCACTTGTCGCGCTCCGCTCTGGTCAGATCGTATCCGCAAGAGCCTTCAAAAAGCGCGTCCTCGAAATTTTCAAACACCACTTTCATCTGCGCAAGATAGAACTCAAACACGCTCTCGATGTCCGACTCGCGCGTCGGGCTCTCCACGGAATCAGCCCCCGAGAGCTGTTTCTGAAGCTCCTCAAACGCCTTTTTCTGCTTCTCGAGTTCTTCCTCGACCTCGCGCTTTCCGGCTTTTCTGCCCTCCTCACGCGCCGCACGGAGCTCGTCATCCGCGGCGTGTCTGACCGGTCGCTTGTCCGTCTGCTCAGCCGCGATAGAAGCGCATGCCTTCGCGTGCTCGATCTTCATTTCCGAGATTTTTCGCGCGTGCTCGGCTTTCAGCTCCTCGAGCTGACTGTTCATCGCGCTGTACTGATTGCTTAGCTTCCGCTGACTCTCTTCTTCCACAGCCGCGAGCTTCTTCGTGACCTCCTCGAGCTTTTCCTCAGCCTCGCGCCGGTCATCGTCCGAAGCCTCGAGCTCATGCTCAAGGAACGTCAGCTGATCTCCCCACTGTCTCGCCTTCGCGACGAACTCGCGTAGCTCCTTCACGCTCATACCCTCGATCTTTCCGGGCTCACCCAGTGCGTCGCCTCTCTCCTCCGGCGGGAGCTGAGTCACTAAAAAGAGCTTCTCAATTCCGAGACTTCCAGCCGACTGTAAAGCGGCGTCGCCCAGACTCTCATAGGTCCTTATGTACTTGTACGCCTGCGAAGCGTTGACCTTCGCCATTTTCTCGCAGTAGTCGCGGAAGTCGTCGAACCCGAGTTCCTTGTAAAGCTCATCGTCGCGCATCCGTTTCAGCCCGCGGGCGAGCTCGTAGATTCCGAGCGCCACCGTTTTCTTCGACGCCATTATCTCGGCGTGCACCTCCCTCGCCTCGAGCACATCGGGCGTGACCTCGCGCCCGCTCGTTTCGATCATATCATCCATGTTGCCTTCGCCTCCGTTCTCTCCGGCGGCAGAACGTCAAACATCTGCCGATTGTAAAAGAATCCATCGTCGCCGAGCTTGTAAATCCCATACCTCGCGCCCTCGTTGTCCGTGATCGTCGTGACCTTGCCGCGCATCCGCGCCATCCCTCCTTCTACTTGAACCGGTACTTCGCTGCGCTCATCGCCGTAGGTCTTGCCGACCTCGAGATCGCGCCTGACTCTGACTCTTGTTCCTATCGGATAACCCATGTAAAATTCCTCTCTTTCATTCATCGCGCCGAGCCCTCGCCCGGCGTCCCTCAAATCTTCTGGGGTCTTTTATCCCCCTCGCCTCGAGAAACCAGCCGCCAAGGTCTCGCCTCAGTATCGCCGTCGTCCAGGCGTTCTGCTTCTTTATCATGATCCGCTCGCCGTTCTGGAGCCAGTGCACCAGCGTTTCGCCGAAGACTGTCCCGCGCTCGATGTACACCCGGTCAAGCAGCACATCGTACCCGAGCTTTCCGTCAAAATAACTCATGCCGTCCCTCCGATGATCTTCTCAATCGCCAGCGGCGAAAGTCCGTTCATCTGCGCGAGAATCGCGACCTGCCGCTGCTTGTCCGCGGCGAGCCGCCAGTCGCGCCGGATTTCCTCGTCGCTCATCCAGCGCGTCGGCGACTCAAAGCTGACCGGCGAGAACTCGCGTTTGATCTTCACTCCGGCTTCAGCCGCCTTGTTATCGCGCTCGCGCTCGGACTTAATGTATCGCGACATCTCATCGCGCGACATTCCGAAGCACTCGGCTGTGTCCGAAATCGTGTGACCGTTCAGCCAGTACAGGTAAGCGTCATTCGCAATCACGCCGCGCCTTATGATGTAATCCCTGCTCGGTCTGCTCATCTCCCGATTATTGCGCCTCCGAAGACAATCTCTCCGTACTGCCCGAAATCGTTGTGCGTGATCTCGATCGGAACGTCAAGCTCTGACTCGCGTCTCGCGGCTTCCTGCGCCATCGAGACGAGTTTCGCCTTCATCGCGGCGAGCTGTTCGCGCAGTCTCGCCGCCTCCTCGACCGCGTCGAAGTGCTCGCGCATCTCCTCGGCGGTCACGTCTTTAAGTAATTTCTGTTCCATCTTCAACTCTCCTTTGAAAATATTTTTTAATATCCTTGACTTTTTGCCTGAATTGTGGTATAATGTACATGTCGGTGGTGCTACGTTGTCCCCCACAGGGTATCCATTCGACTCTCTTTCTGGCTCTGAGTTCGCGCTCAGAGCCTTTTCTTTTGCTCGACCTCGCTCATTCGGAGAACGAACGGCTCAAACCTGTACTCGCCCGGCACGAACACCGTGTGCGGATACAGCTTGTAAGTCCCGCGCTTCGGATTCCAGAACGCCCGGTAAAGTATCAGCGGGATTCCTCCGTCCTCGAGGATGATCCGGAACTCGTTCGCGCGTCCGTTGTCGGCGCGACCGTAGTTATACCACGTTTTCATTCCCCGACGAGTTCCACATCCTTCAAAAGCGCCACCGTCACCGAGTTCGCGTTCATGTCGCACAGCTCAACGAGCACCTGCGTGTTCTCCGGCTGGTCTACGACATCGCCCATCGTCCGCGGATCGTTCCCGACAAACCGGCGCGCGATTATCGCGTTTATCCGCTTGTAGACGCGTCCCTGAAACCGGACCGGCTTCTCAGCGACCATCGCGGCGTTTGCGTCTGACTTTTTCAGCTCCATTGTGTTTGCACCACCTTTCCGCCTTTTTGAATTTCACAGGCGACTCTCTGATCACCGAAATGTAATCGACCGAGCCGCCGTCGTTCTGAATCTCGAAGGTGTAGCGCGCCGACGAGTTGAAACGCGCTTTTTCGCAGAACCGCGGTTCGTATCCGCACGCCAGCGCGAATTCGTAGAGCCCCATGGCAAGCCCTCCGGAAACCGGTTTCGCGTTGAAGTCGATAATCAGCGTTCCGTGTGAGCCCTGCTCGATCTTGCGGCTGACCGCTGCGCAGAACGCTTTGTCACATTCCGCGAAAGCGACCTTGAATGCCTCATTCTTATCCATCGTTTTCCATCTCCTTTAAGTATTCCGCGAGCGCCGTATTCTCTGAAAGGAACATCCCATAGAGCTTGTCCAGCGCCCGGTTTTCGAGCGCCGCGGTGTCTGAAGACGAGCGCCCGACCGGCTTTTGAAAGCCGGTCATGTTCCCGTCCGCGTCGCGGTATCTGACCGTCCCGACCCGGGGATTGACCCGGGTCTTCATGCCGTCTTCTCCGGCGCGTCCCTGTGCATCGACTTGAACGCGTTCATGCCGTCGATGATTCCGAGTATGTAGCTTCTCTCGGTATCGGTCATGTTGTCCGGAAACAGGTCAGCGACCTTTGTCGCGGTTTTGATTATCTTCTCGGCTTCGTTCTTTGTTCTCATGTTTATCCTCCTTGACTTTTGATGATTTTTGCGGTATAATCAACTCGAAGGGAGGTGATTATATGAAGAGTGTTTCAGACCTCGATAATCGGCTTAAGAATGCCCTCTCCAGCTTTTCCATAAATACCAATATGCAATTCACTGGTCACGACGGCATTCCCGCGTCCGAAGCGGACATTCAGACACTCGCGCGTGTTACCTACGACACGCTCGATCGCTTTCGTTCCGAGATAATCCATTATCTGAAGAGCTGACTTCACGTCTGGCGGCTTCCATCCGCCAGATTTTTTCGTCCACGATCTTCGCGAGTTCCTGCCAGCTTCTGATCTCTCCGATGCCGTATGTCATCGCCGATTCATTCAGACGCTCAATCTCGGCTTTGAGCCACTTTATCTTCCGCCTGAGCTTTTTTTCGCGTTTCCTCATCCCTCTCACCTCCTTGACTTTTGATGAATTTCGTGGTATAATCAACTCGAATGGAGGTGATTATATGAATGACATCGAAAGACGCGCACACGAGATCGCGCTTGCCGCTCTGCCCATTTCCTACGACAAAGCCAAGCGGCAAGCTGAGGTCAAACATTGTGATGAATTCAAATTTGACACGTTCGTCACATATTTCGATCTCTACAATCAGGCACTGTACGCTCTGAACAAGAACCCGAATAACGAGATCATCGGTTGAAGAACTTGTTTTCGCGTTCCTGCTGTGCCAGACAATCGGCGCGGGCTCTGTCGGCTCGCGCCGATTCGTCGAGCAGTCGGGCGACTGCGCACATCGCGTCGGTCAGACTCACAAGGTTCTCGTCGACGTTCGCCTCGTCCGATCTTCTCGCCAGCAGCCGAAGCTGCTCGAAAAGCACGTCCTTTATATTTGATTCCATCTCTCTCACCTCCTTGACTTTTGATGAATTTCGTGGTATAATCAACTCAAATGGAGGTGATTATATGAACGCTAACGTGAATATTGTTTTTCCGCCTGAAGCCGACCTCGCTACTGCCAAGACCGAGTCGATTCAGAAAGCGGATCGCATTATCACGAGGGTGACTTACACCTGCGGGCTGATCATGGAATATGATCTAACCGCAGACCGTGCGGAAGTTCGGACGAACTGGTGTATTGAGCGACTGCCAGACAACCGGTTAACGGTACGAAGACCGTAGCCCTTTCATACATTCTGACCTGCATCGTTTTCGTCGCGGTCACCCGCAGCAGCCTGCCGTACTTTTCCTTATCAGCCCGGTGGGCTGTTTTTTTCGTCTGCTTCATCTCTCTCACCTCCTTGACTTTTGATGATTTTTGTGGTATAATCAGACATGAAAGAGAGTTGATCACATTGTCCTGCCGCATATCTAAATCATACCTTATTCCTCACCCAAACCTTTCCGATTCGGGTGAAGACAAACAATTCTGCCGCGGTCTGATCCGCTTGCTGTCAAACATTCTCGAAAGATACAACTGCCGCCGCTCGGTTACCATTGACTTTTCCATAGACGATGGCGCTTCGCGTTCTCAAGCCTCCTGTGACAATTTCGACGAGCTCTTCGTGAACGGCAAGCTCTATGAGTTAATCTCGTTCTATGCGTCGGGCAAGACCAACGGCTCAGAGAAGCTCACAATCATGGTGATGTTCACCCGGTTCTGCCAGCCTTGCTCAATTGTGCTTGAATCGGCGGGCTTCACCGAAGCGATTCTGAAAGACATCGCTGACGAGATCACAGCTTATGCCGCGAAGCCTGAAGCGGATTCAGCCAAGAACGACAAGCGCAAGAAGCGCAAGCGAGTCAAAAAGTCTGAAAACAATTCCGACAAGTTCAAGACACTCGATAATGTCAAAACCGTACTCGAAATCATCGTCGCCATCACCGCCATAATAGCTTTTTTTGTCTCGGTCATAAAATTCTTCGGCGTCGCGTAGAAGTCCTTTCCTGATTCTGTATATCGAGTATCGCAGTATCGCGGTCTTCATTGCCATACATACAACCGCGACAGCCGCCACTGTTCCCATCCCTCTCACCTCCTTATAACACAGCATGATGTTCAATTTACATACCATGTATCTTTCACTGGTACTATTATATCATATCATGTAAGATTTGTCAAGAGGTTTTCAAAAAATACTTGACAAAAATTACATCCTATGTTATAATATATGCGGAGGTGATAAAATGGACTTGCAAACACGAATAAAAGAGACGCGCAAAGCTCTGAATTTGACTCAGGAGAAATTCGCAGACTCGCTCGGAATTCCCAAAAGAACGTTCATTGCATATGAATGCGGACAAAACCCAATCCCAGAGCGACTGATCATTTCGATCTGTGCCGTGCATGGCGTCAATGAGCAGTGGTTACGGACTGGTGAAGGTGAAATGTTCCCGAAGCCGGATACCGACCCGCTGTGGGGAATGCTCGGCGAGGTGCTCAAGGAAGAGAAGTCGAGCTTCAGGCGCCAGCTCATCACGGCGCTCTGCCAGCTCGAACCCGATGAGATCGCCGTGTGCGAAAAGATTTTCGAGAGATTCCTTGCCGAGCGCGAGAAAACAAAAAAAGAAGAGGAAGGTTGACACCTTCCCCTTCTTTTTTCAGCTTATGTAGCTCCGGATAAGATCAATCACACCCTGGAGCTGCGACTCATCCAGCTCAAGCAGCAGCGCCGCGAGAGTGTTGAGTCGCGTAAGGTACTGCCGGAATCGCATCATTGTTCCCCCCTCTCATCATAGTCTGAGATTCCTCGGCAGATCGTCTTCGTCGAGCGCGAATAATTCCTCAACCGGAACAGCCAGCACGCGCGAGAGAAGAAGCACCGTATAGAGCGAAGGTGGAATACCACTCTCGATCCTGCTGATAGTCGCCTGAGTGAGCCCTGATTTTCGCGCGAGCTGTTCCTGAGTCATCCCCGAAGAACATCGTTTCTCTTTAAGATAGTTTTTCATCTGCTAATATAATACCACATTTCGGCATAATATTCAAGAGAATATACAGATACGTATATTTTTAGACGCGCCGTGAAAAAAATCCGGAAAAACTTTCGCGTAGCTACTTGATATTTCCCCCGCGGTGTGGTATAATTATTACATCAGTGTAAATGAATTGAAATGTTTGATTTTGTTGTAGCTTATGATAGAATCGTTGATCATTGTCTTCTTGGCATGCTGCTACATTGCGTATGTCGTAGGAAAGCGCGGAAAACATAAATTAGCCGTTAAGAATTTTGAGTTAGAAAAAGAATCCGCGCAAATCCGTACCGAAATGGCTGAGCTAAAAAAATTGCTCGAGGAGAAAGAACAGTCATACCCTTTTTTGGCAATACGGCATGAAGAGCTTATCTCATTAAAATACGATGCGATAGCTGACCAATTGTGTGCAAAATCGCGTCCTGCCTTTACCGCCGCAAAAAAAGTTCGTGAATTGTCAAAAGAAGTTACCTCGTGGGTCTATAAGGCAAAAATATACCAGCATCAGCTTGAATTTTATGAGGAGCTTTTCCCATGGCTTGAGGAATTCAAAGAACTTCCACCAATGGACGCATATGATACGATCCACGAACAAAAAGAATATGATGAATACTCTCGCTATAAGAACTATCTTTCACCGGCAGAATACAATAAGCTTTCGCAAACCGAGAAAAATCAATTAGCTCTCGATAGGTATAAAAAGCGTCCCAAGAGCAACTGGGACGCCGGAATAGAATTCGAACGCTACATAGGATACAAATACGAAAGTCACGGTTTCGATGTCGATTACTGCGGTGCTACGCAAGGACTCGAGGATATGGGGCGCGACATAATCGCCGTAAAAGATTCTAAGGTTTTTGTTATCCAATGTAAACGTTGGTCAGCCGACAAAACCATTCACGAAAAGCACATTTTCCAGCTTTACGGTACAACCATTCTCTACAAGATAGATCACCCATCCATGAACATTGTTCCGCTATTTGTCACAACTACAAAGCTGTCTGATACCGCGGCAAGGGTCGCGGAAATGCTTCAAATAAAGATCGTCAAGGATTACCCTCTCGACGATTATCCCATGATCAAGTGTAACATCAACAAGGGCAATAAAATTTATCATATGCCTTTCGACCAACAGTATGACAACGTCAAGATAAAGCCCGGAACAGGGGAATGTTATGTCTCGACTGTTGAAGAAGCCGAACGTCTCGGTTTTCGTCATGCTTATAAATGGAATCCCGACTAATACATTGAAGGGAGATGGAAATAAAATGAAACTCAAAAACCCACCTCACGCCGCTCAGACCGCCGTTATATACGCGCGCTACTCGTCCTACCGGCAGGATGAGCGCAGCATCGAGGGACAGCTCGAGGACTGCATGAAGTACGCCGAGCAAAACGGTCTCCAGGTAGTCGGCGAATACATCGACCGCGCGAAGTCCGGCACGGAAGCCGAGCACCGCGACGAGTTCCAGCGAATGATCAAGGACAGCGGCAAGGGTGTCTTCGACACAGTCCTCGTCTATAAGCTCGACCGCTTCGCCCGCAATCGCGTCGACTCCGGCAGCTATAAGGCAAAACTCCGTGTCAACGGCGTCAAGGTCGTGTCGGTCACCGAAAACATTTCCGACGAAGCCGAGGGAATCATCCTCGAATCCATGCTCGAAGGTCTTGCCGAGTACTACAGCCGCAACCTCGCCCAGAACGTCACGCGCGGCATGCGCGTCGCCAGAGAGCACGGCAATTTCACCGGCGGCAGAATACCATACGGCTACAAGGTCGAGAATCAGAAGCTCGTCCCCGACGAAGCCGAGTCGCGCATCGTCCGCAGAGTCTTCAAGGAGTATGCCGAAGGCGTCCCCATGCGCGAGATTATCCAGAAACTCGACGAAGCCGGTTATAAGCCGAGGAACAATAAGAAGTTCACGATGAACAGCTTCTATAACATGATCCGCAGCCGCAAGTACATCGGAGAGTACGAGCTCGACGGCGTCGAGTACCCGGATATATACCCGCCGCTCATCGACCGCGAGACGTTCGACGAGGTACAGAAGCGCATCGTGATAAACCGCACGTATAAACAGCCCTCGACAGTCCAGACGCACTATCAGCTGCAAGGCAAAGTTTTCTGCGGCATGTGCGGCGCACCGATGATCGGAGAGTGCGGCAGGGGAAGAAGCGGCGCGGTCTACCATTACTATACCTGCTCCGACCGCAAGCGCAATCACACCTGCAAGAAGAAAAACGAGAAGAAGGATTTTCTCGAGTATTACGTCGTCGAGCAGACAGTCGAATACATCCTCACGCCCGAGCGCATCGACTATCTCGCCGAAAAGCTCCGCGAGCGATACGAAAAAGAATTTTCAAACCGCGAGCTGAAGAATCTCGAGAAGATCCAGAAGCAGCTCGAAGCGGACATCGAGAAATGCGTCGACGCGCTGATCGAGAACACCGGCAACGAGAAAATCATCCCGAGACTGCAAGAGCGTTTCGAGAAGCTGAGCGCGCAAAAAAGCGACGTCGACATCGACATCGCTAAATTGAAGATATTATCGAAAAAGAGTTTCACCGTAGACCAGTATAAAAACTGGCTGAAAAATTTTTCGAACGGAGACCCGGCAAACCAGGAATTCCGTCAGAGCATCATTGACACGTTTGTTAACTCTGTTTATGTATTTGATGACAAGATTGTGATTTATTATAACATAAAAGGTGGAAAGCAGGTTTCGTACATCGAAATGTGTGACGACCTCGAGGAATTGGAGACGGGCGAAGTGTTCGACTCCGACTTGCAATCGTCCACCACCACAAGTAGCATCCGAACACTGACGATCCTGACAGATCGCCTGTTCATGCTGAGAATCAAAAGGACAGACGGATAACCGTCCGTCCTTTTTTCGTTTCATCTCACTTAAGCTTCGGCATATTTATAGTCGGCATGTTGATCGTCGGCATAGAGACCTTCGGCAGCTCGGCAAGCCCGTTCTCATTCGCCATAATCTTCCGCCCGCCGAGATTGTGCCAGGGAGTGTCCGGCAGCCCCTTCTCACGGTAGAAGCAGCAGTAAAGCACGTCCTTCTGCTCGCTCGAGAGTCCCGAGCTCTGAATCGCGTTCACCGTGTCGACCTTCCGCGCGTCGCCTTCTCCTCTCAGATAAGCCTCGTAAGCGTCGAGATAGTAGTCAATGCTGATATTCGCGTCATCGAGCGAGTCGAGCTTGTCGCTCGCGCTCTCGATAGAGTCAGCCGAGCCGAGAATCATCTGCTCGAAGACAACACGCTTCGCGTCAGAGCCGCCATCGAGCCCGCGGAGATACTTTACCTTGTCCGCTCTGGACGAGTATGTCTTCATCTCCTTCATGCTCTCGTATGCGTCGCCCTGATCCACACCATCGTCAACCAGCGCTTCATAAGCCGTCGTCGCCTTCGCTGAGAGCGAGCCGAATCCGTCGTCAACCCAATCGCGACCGTATCGGTTAGCCGTCCTTCCGAAAAGTACCGCCTGCGGCAGCGTCGTCAGAGCGTCACCGACCGTCTTGTTCTCGACCGGATACTGCAATTTCCTGTTTCCTTCGTTGTCTCGGGTGTATGAGCCGCCCTGCGCGAACGCCATCGTTCCCTCAACCGCCTTCTTTATCTGTCCGCCGCCGAACGGAGGCAGAATGTAAGCCGCCGGTTTCAGAATCTCCTTCCCCAGCATTTCCGCGCGCCTGCTGAGAGCCTTGTCTCCGGTGAGCGCGTTTTTTATATTGCCAAGATCGGGAAGCGCCGACTGAATCGGAATTCGACCGCCACCAAGTACACCGCCGATGAACGGCATCTCGGACGCGACATTCACTGCGAGATTCGAGCCGGTCGTCACAAGGTCTTTCCTGTCTGTCTTCGCGATCTCACTCCATTTCTTCTCTCCGATCACAGCGTCACCGACATCCGCGATTCCCGGCGCCTTGTATCCGGTGAGGTCTCCGGCGAAATCGTTGAATATGTCGATAGGATCGAGCGCACATCTCCGCCCGACGACAAGCTCGTAAACCTCGTTGTACAGCCAAGCTCCGATACTCATCTTCACGAGCATCTTCACAAGCTCCTTCGCCCACTTCGGGTCACGCGCTTTCGCTTCCTTCGGCAAATCCTTCAGGATGAACGCCAGCTGATTGTTGACCTCGAGCTGGTACTGTGTGAAGAGCTTCAGAACCGGGTTCGACGCGTGAAAGATCGTCGGCATGTCGCCCTTCGCGCGGTTCGCCATCAGCTTGTAGGCGAACATGTCCGCCTCGCTCATCGCGTCCGACTCCGTGAGCCCTTTTTTGATATTCTGCGCGTATCTCGCCCGGACAATCGACTCAGCCGTGAAGCCGTCGATAATCTCCATCGGTTTCCCGAGCGTCTTCGCGAGCTTGTCGGCTTTCGTCTGAACAAGATTCTCCGAGCCGAAACGGTTCGTCAGGAAGTCTGAACGCTCTCTGAATCCGTCGCTCTGCTTATGGTTCTTTATGGAGTCCCACAAGGACGTCAGAAGCTGCTTCTGAGTCAGCACCGAACCCGCCTGAGTCAGCGGCACAAAGTTCGTGAGCCACGAGCCGGGATTGAGCGACACCTGATTCGCCGCGATTCTCTGCTCGAGCTTCTTCATGTTCTGGTACATCGACCGCCCGAGAAGCTGCTCAAACTGCCTGTCCAGAATCGACTTCTTTCCGGCGATTATGTTCGTCCACTCCTCGAGATTCACGACGAAGTTCGACAGCCTGTAATGCTGCTTGTTCTCGAAAAGCTCCGCGATCCGGCTGTCCTGCTCCTGCGGAGTCAACGTCGAGTCGGCGCGCAGTGTGTCAATCTGTTTCTTTCGTCCCTCGTCGGTCGTCGAGTATCTGATAGCGTCCGACAGCGCGCGGAGATTCTGAATGTCCTCGGTGTGATAGATGACATCCGCCGCGGTCTGAATGTACCGGTCAAAGCCCTCGACCGCTCCCGCCGTCAGCATAAAGCCATTGTACATATTGCCAACACCGTAGACCGAACGCTTGTTGACGTTCGACATGTACTTGATTCCCGGTCGGAAGGTGTGCGTCAGTCCGTTGATCGACGTCGGCAGCGCGTCGTTGTCAAGCGACAGCCCGAGCCCCGACATGATTTTAGCGAGAATTCCGTCCTGATTCCGACCGTCATTGAAGTGCGGGAAATATCCGGCGTGATAGTCGACCGGCGCGTATCCGGCGAGTACTCTCGCGCGGTTCAGCGCGTCGAAAAGCTCGTTGTAGATCGCGTGGAACTCGGTGATCGCTCCCTCGATCTTCTCCATGTTCATGTTCTGATTCTCAGTGAGTATGGTCGTCTGGATAGCGCGCCACTCGTCGAGCGTCCTGCCCTCACGTATCGGCTCGCCGCTCTTGTTGACAGCGTTGCCGTTGCCGTTCTCGAGCATCTCGATATTGCTCCGGCACTCGCCGAGCAGCTGAACCATAGCCGACTCCGAGAGCTTGTTGCCTTTCTCGACGTTCATATTAAGCCCGAGCGCCTGCACTCTGTCGCGCATCGAGGTCATGAACCTTTGTTTCATCGCCTCATGCTTGTGAACCGGCTTGACATACTGCTCAATGATCTGCTTTCCGAGCTCGTCGCCCTTCGAGATGTCCTCGATATTCCGCACCATCGTGTTAATGGCGTACCCGAACCCCGTGCTCTTGTCCTTCCATGCCTTGATGTCGCCTTTGGCGATCTCGGCGAGCGCCCGGTCGACGCGCACTTTCTTCTGCACCTGATGAACCTTGTTGATATACGAGTTGATATTGTCAAGCTGCTCAAACAGCTTCTTCACCTCGGCACGGTTTTCCTCGGAAAGCGACTCGATGTCGACATCAGCGTACTTCGCGCACTCCTCCGAGAGGTCCTTTGCCGTGTCGTAGAGCTTCAGCATCTTCGAATGGAAAGAGCCGTCCTCGACAGCCGCGCTTATCTTGTCAGCTGAGATGTCGCCGCCGCGGTCATGCCGGCGCTGAGCCCGAGCCGCCTTGTCAGCCGCTTCCTTGTCAAGCCGCGCTTTCTCCTTCGCCTCGTAGTATTCGACGCGCTTGTTCGCCTGGTCAATCGCCGCGTTCACACGCGAGTGATAGAACTTGTCGTTTTCCTCCTTGTATTTCAGCGAGCCCTGAACCGCGTCACTTATGCGCTTGTTCATGTAGTCCTGGTATTCCGAAAGTTTCTTCTCGGAGTCCGCCTGAACCTTTTCGTATTCCGCCTGCATCTCGGCGACGAGCTTCTCGGTCTCGGCCGCGTGTTCGCGTTCCATCTGCTGGAACGACTTGCGGATATTGAATACTATCTTGTCGCTCCAGTCCTTCGGTCTCTGTTCGAGATTCGCGTACCCCTCGGCGAGCTTCGTCATGATATCGGCATGCTCATCCTTGTACACTTTTTCCCATCCGGAGAAATCATAGTACGATCTCTTCGCGTAGTCCCTCGCCGATACCGTCTTCACGATGTTCATCATCTGCGCGAACTGGTCAGCCTCGTTGATAATCTCAGCCGGAAACCAGCCGTTTCCGAACTGCTCGTTCAGCTCCATGTAGCGCACATCGACCGGAACGCCCTTGTCCCTGCCGACGAGCGTCATGCGCTTGCCCATCTGCTTTTTCAGGTTGGAATAACCCTCAGCGAAATCCCCGCGCGCTTTCGGCGACAGGAACATCGGAGTCTTGAACTCCTTGAGTATCGTGTCGCGTTCAGCCGCCTTGTCGCCGTCGGTCACGAACCGGCTGTCCTGAATCTCGGTCGCTATAGCGTCCATCTCCTTCGAGATTTCCTCATTGCCCCATACCTGCTGTCCAGCAGACTGAATTTCGCCCATGCGGTCATAAAGCTCGGTGATCCGCCTGGTCAGCTTCTTTTGCTTCGACTGCGAAACGTCGTCGCCTATGACCTCCTTCGAGAGCTTGCGGATATACTTCGCGTCGGGAGTCATGTTCGGCGCGGTATGGAGCGCCTTTTCGAGCGCCTCGCGGGTATCAGCCTTGCCGCGCTCATACGCCTCGTGCATCGCCTCGACGTTCAGCTCCTCGCTCTTTCTTGATTCGAGAATACTGGCTGTCTGCTTTTTCAGTTCCTCGTTCTCACGCTTCAGCTTTACCTCATTGTCGGTGTCGTTCTCGCCGTATGAGAATATCTCCGCGCCGTGGTCGACGACGAGGTTGCCGAAATCATCCCTGAACCAGCCGGTCAGCGAGTAGACATACTCAGGGTCTTTGCCGCGTTCAAGTAGCGCGAGCGCTTTCTTGCGCATGATCTCCTCGGCGGAGTTCTGCGGCTTTGTGCCGTACTGACTGTCGGCGAGGGAATACTGGTCGCCCATACGGTGGAACATGGCAATGTCAGATTCACTTCCAGCGCCTCGTTCAAAATACTGATGAATGTCATCGAGTATCTTCACGGCGCTCGTTCCGGAATCGTATTCGAGACTTTTCACCGTGTTGCCGTTCGCGTCGTCAATATCAATCGTGACCTCTCCGCGGACACGGTTTATGTAGCGTCTGAGCGCGGTTTCCTGCTTTCCCGTGGGCAAGGTCGCGAGGTTTATGCTGTTGCCCTCCGGCATTATTCTGATATTGCCTTTTTGCAGGAAGTCATTCAGAGCGTCAAGTCTTTCCTTGCCGTCCGTGTACACGTTTTCAATCTCGCGATGGTCGACCGACCGCATTCCGGAGTCGTACCCCTCGTGTTTTCCCGAGAAGTCAAGCTGAGAGCCGTCAGTCAGAAGGTATCCGGTCTTGTTCCAGTCGTAGGTCGTGCCGAAGAATTTTTTGGCTGCTGCTGTGACGCTGTCCACAGCAGACGATTTCCGCGTTGAATCAAGAGCCTCATTCAGACCACCGTCAGCGCTTCGCTCGGTTCTGGGAATTTCACCGCTGAACATGTCTGAACTCTTGTTCCATTTCTTTTTCCAGTTTCCGCTGTCATCGCGCCACCATCCGGTCGCGTTCTTTATGGACATCGGACTTGCGCCGTCAGCCTCCATTTGTTTCGCGCGCGCGAGTGCGGAGTCAGCGAGTGAATATCTCGTTTTACCTGAATTTTCCTCCGGCTTCGGCAGATATTTTTCAAATTCCCTATTGACAAGCGGAAGAAAATCTGCTATACTAATAGTGGAAGCTGTTGAAGGGTATATCCTTAACGATGAGTTTTTCTCATCGAAAGCGTATGCTGAACTGGATGCAGCTTCTTTTCTTATTTCCTCTACAGACTCCAGTTCAAGAACGCGACCGTCATACATACTTGAATAAGGATTTTCGACGCCGTTTTGTTTGAAGTATTCGGCAATCGGCTTTGAGAGCTCTCGCCCCTCGTTGATGTACTCCTTGACCTTGATCTTCACAGGCTTTACGCCCTCGTCGGTGCGCACCGCCGCGAAGAGCGTGTAAACCCCGCTCGTGTTTGTTGCTCCGTGAGTCGCTTTTTCAGCGTGAGTCAGTACAGCGTTTTCAAGCACCGCGCGGATATTTCTCGCGAGATTCTGTTTGAATCGGGCATTATCCGAGAATATATGTGTGAACGAAGCCGGAGTGATAAACACCCTCTCCCCGGTGTCGCGATTGACAACCGGCTCTTTGCATATCTCCTTTGCCTCTTCACTGTTCATAAAGTCAACGCGCTGCTCCTTGAACGAGCGCGTCGTGTCCTCATTGCCAATATCGACAATATTCATATCGGGCTTCGCGACGAGTTCGTCGTAGCTCGGTATTTTTCTTTGCGCAAAGCTGTTCCGTGAGGTCTCGCCCTCTCCGAAGTCCTTTTTCGTCTTCCTGAGCGCCGCCGCGAACCTGTCTCTGAGGTCTTCGACCCGCCTTAATGCGAGCTGAGCGTTCCGCGCGTCAAGATTCAGCCGGTCGCGGTCGTACTGCCATCTCGCCTTGAAATCCTCCGCGAGCCTTTTCGCGCCCTGCGTCAGCCGATGCCAGAATCTCGTCGCGGCGTTCCGGTTCTGCCTTGCGAAATTCTCAATAGCCGCGTCGTCACTGAACATCGACTGCGCGACCTTAGCCAGCGTCTCATTCTCACAGTCAGCGTCGGTGAACTCCTGTCCCATGTTCTCATAGCGAACCTCGTACTCGGCGCGTACCTGATCTTTAAGCGCGTTCCAGTCTCCGCCCTTTTCGGTGATCGAGCGTTTCAGAATGTCCGCGACCGCGTTGTATTCGTTTGTCCCCTCGAGCGAGTGCGTGAACTCATGCGCGAGTATCGTCCCGACATTGTCCGTGCCCTTCGGATTCACATAAATCGTCCCGTTTGCGAACTTGCCGTTGACATTCGCCTCGGTCGAGTCGAAGATGATATTCCGCCCGAAGACCTTCGAGAGAGTCTGAGCTGTCCTTATCTGCGAGTCGGTCGCCCCGGCGAGCCGTCCCGAACGCTCGATATCATCATTGGACGCTTTCGCGCGTCTGATGCGGTTCTCCTGCTCGGCAGTCCTCAGAATGAAATGCCCGTCCTTGTCGAACTGCTCGTCCTTCGGATTCACGATCGGCTCGTTCACCTGTTCTGTTGCCGTCTGCTCAGTCTGTGCCGCCTGTTCTGTTGCCGTCTGTTCAGTCTGCGCTTTTTGTTCAATCGGCGCGGTCTGCGCGTTCTCAGCCGCCGTCGCGGTCTGTCCTGTCTGTCCGGCAGTCATGTTGACCTGTGTCTGCTTTCCGGCAATCCTTGACGCGAGGTTCTCGGCATCGGGATTCACAAGTGCCCGACCTATCTCCCCGCGCTTGTGCCATGCCTCGCCCGCTCCGGTCATGACCGCGCCGGACAGCGCGCCGCCGGCGAACGACACTAACGGATTCGTTACATAGAACTGCTTGAACGCCGTCCGGCAAGCCTCTTCATAATCCATACCGCCCTCGACAAGCTCGCGGGCGTATTTTTTCATTTCGGACTCATCGCCCATGATAGCCTCGTTCGCGATGTTGTTGACATACTCGGTGATAAGTTCCTCGAGACCCTCCTCGGCAGCCGAGCCCGCGACCGCTCCGAGACTCTGCCCGAGACTCGACTTCATAGCGTTCCCGAGGAATCCCGCGATAGCCTTCTTCTCGCCGCCCTTGAACGCCGCCGCGACGTTCTCAAACGGAATCTTCTCGGAAGCGTATTCCGCGATACCAGCGATAGTTCCGAGCTTCAGCGCCTGATCGGTCGAGCCGCCGTTCCGCTTCACCTCGTTCGCCGTCTTTCCGGCAGCGCCGGAAGCCATGACTACGAGTCCGGCAGCGCCGAGCGGAATCCTCGAAAGGTACTGCGCCGTGGAGAGTCCAGTGTCCGCGAGGAACTTTCCGAACGTCGGGAGATCGCCCGTTAGCCCTTCCTGCATAGCCGATGCGTTGAGCATGCCGCGGTTGAGCGCGGAATATGGATCGTAAGCCTTCCCGGATATTTTCGCCCCGATGTTCGAAGCGAGCGCCAGCGGCGCGGTATAGGTATCGAGCGTTATCTGACTGAGCCCCGCCGCGATAGTACCCGGAATGCCAGAGTCACGCCATTTCCGCGTGTCCTCCGCGACATATGCCGTCTCCCTCTCGGCGGTGCGCCTGTTCACATCAGCCGAAATAGACTCGAGATAGCGCTCCGCCGCGTGCGGGCTCTTGTTGTACCAGTACGAGTAAGTTCTGAGCTCTTCGGGAGTCATGTCGGAAGCGTTGACTCCGTTCATATACTGAATTCCCGTCTGAGTGCGCTTGCCGTTCTTGCTGTTTGCGACCTGTTCCTGGAGCGTAGAGGCGAAAGGCGCGAAACCGTCAGCCACCCCTTCAAAGAGGTCATCGTGATTCGCGAGCTGTCTCTGCCGCTGTTTCTGAATCGGGTTTGACTTGTCCTCATAACCCGCCGCGGCTTTGCTCAGATATTCCGGATCGCTCGCCGCGAATTTCTCGAAGATCTTCTTTATGCCCTCCTGCTCGGTCGTGTAAGCCTTGTCGCGGAGCTTCTGAACCGTCGCGGCGTTATCTGAAAGATACTGCCGCTGCTTTTCGCGTACCGAAGCGTCAAGCGCGTCAGCCTCGCGGTCGCGTCTGCTCTGCCGGAGCATCGTCGCGGTGTCAAGAGTCTTCCTCTCCTCATCGCTGAGCGCGAGTCTGCTGTCCGAAAGTCTGTCCGCGACCGTCCTCAGCCGCTCCGCCTCGAGACTCTTTCCGTCGTCCAGCCGGTCGGGATAATACCGTAAAGGCAGCCCGGCGCTGTTGCCGTAAGTGAGCCCCGACTTGTCGAGCGCCTTCGCGGGTTCAGGGAGAGCCGGAGACGCGGTCGAGTTCTTCACCTTATCCCGCTGCTCTCTCCACTCCTCAAAACTCAGTTTCCCATCCGTCGCCGACGACACGGAGGCGGAGGCGGTGTTCCCGCCCCTCTGCCTTCTCCATTCCTCAAAACTCAGCTTTCCGTTTCCACCCGAAAGATTCACAGCCATGTCTTAGTCCTCCTGTGCCAGATATTTCTGATACTCCGCGATATCGTCAAGGTACTTGAGATACTCCTCGTACGTGTTGCTGTCCGCCACACCCGGCAGATCAACCCCGCGAGCCTTGAAGACCTTCCACTCCGTCCGCGAGAGCGTCCGGTCAGGATCGGGAAGCATCGAAGAGACATCCTCGAAAACCGACCTGTAACCGCCGGTCGCCGTGCCGCTGTCCGCCGTCTTTTTACCCTCGATCGTCCTCACGCCGCCGAGAGCTCGTCCGGCTGGGCTGTTCGGGTGAATGCCCGAGGTGTCAGGCGGCGAGCCCGAACCGTCTGCGTTGAGTAGCCCTGCGTTGATGAGAATGTCATACTGTTCCTCGGTCGCCTTGCCCGCCTGATAGTCTGCCATCGCCTTATAAAGCTTCGCCGCGTCGGAAGTCGTCGACCCGGTCGCCGTGTCAGTCGTCCCGGAGCTCTTCGAAGCCTCAAGCGCCTTTTTCGCCTCGGTCGTGTCAACCCCGAGACTGTCAAGCATCGAGAAGTCGTCCAGACTTGCCGCGATCTTCGCGAGCTCGAGCTGCCTTGAGTAAGCGTCATCAGCCCACGACTTGTCATAGTTCTGACTCTGCTTCTTCAGAAGCTCATTCTGGAGCACCGCCTGTAGAAGCTCGTTCGCCTTGTCCTTCCTGAGATTCGTCGAGTCTATCCCGAGCCGGTCGACATTTCCGTAGTCCCCGAGCCCGGCATACCCTTGCCCGAGCTGGAGGTTGTTGTACTCGTCCGAAACCCTGTCCTGCGCCCTCTGCGCGTCCATGTTGAAGCCGTAGCCCTCGAGCCCCGAGTAGTCGCGGAATGAAGCCTGATCCTTCGCGCGCTCATACGCCGTCGCGTCGTCCTGCTGATTCTTGGAGATCGTGTCAAGGAGCTGATTGTAGTTGAAGTTCCGGTCGTTCTCATAGTCCGAGCGCTGGTCGCGATACCGCGAGTAATCGCTGTCCTCGAGCGACTTCGCGAGCGACAGCAAATCCTGCTTTCGCGCGAGCTCGTTCTGATACTTCGTGTACTCAAAGTTCCGGTCGGTGTTAAAGACGTTGTAGTCGCCGAGATACCTGTCATGCGCCGCGTTCGTCTCGGACTGAATCGAGTTCAGAGCTTCGCGCTTCATGTTGTATTCGTTGAGATAGCGGTTGTACGCGTTCTGGTAGAGCTCGGGAATCTTGTCCGCGAGCTGTGACGCGTAGTAGTTGCCCTGCTGCCCAGCCGCCGTCAGCGCGTAGGACGACGCGATACCGCCCGACTGAGCCGATGCCGCCGCCAGCGCGTCAGAAGTCGCCCGCTGTCCCTCTCTGGCGTACTGTTTGGCGTATGCCTTGTAGCTCTCGTCCGTGTTGTGGTCATACGAGAACTTCTCAGGGTTCGCGAGCTGATTTATAAGGTCGTCGCGCTCCGAGGCGTACTTGTCGTCGAAAACCGGCGCGGTCTTGCTGTATTCGAACGGCTGATAATTCTTCAAAGCGTCGTAGCCGTTCTTCACCTCGTCGGTGTATCCCGAGCTGAAGGTCGGCGCTTTTCCGGCACTGAACGACGAAGGCGAAGGATCTGAAAGATAGTAGTTTGAGCCGTCGACACCGCCCGTGTACCCGCCGTATTTCCTGCGGACATTCTCGGCGTTCATGTTCGCTAAAGCCCGCGCCTCGTCGGTCGTCGCGTTCATATAATCGTCCTTGTAGTTTAAGATCGACATAGCCGCGTCGGGATTGCGCTCGGCAAGCTTGGAGTCAGCGTCCGAAAGCGTGTGCTTTCCCTGCGCCAGCCGCTTTTTCACGTCATCGTAAGTAAAGGTTGTTGCCATATGTTTTACTTCCTTCCTAATTTGCCGAGCCCTCGGAGTATTCGCGCGTCAGCGAGTAAAGCCGCCACATTCCCTTGCCCTCGAACTTCACTCTGAAACGGTCGCACCGCTTCACAAGAATCGGCAGATAATAGCTCCGCTTTCCACCCGACACGAGCGTTTTCACGGTCTCATAAGCGCTGCCGTCAAAAGACATCTTCACTGTCAGCTCAGACTTGTCCTCAAGCTCAACCCTGACAAGCAGCTTCGCGGTCGACTTCTTGTTCGGCGAGCCCTCGATAAAGTCCGCGAACTCAAGCTCGGACGGAATTCGTCCTTCATTCGATTTCGCTGACGCAAACTCATGTATCTCGTTTTTTGTTGACGCGATCAGATTTCCAAAATACGTGAAGCCGATGATATATCCGTTCCCCGGCGTGTCCTCGCGATACCACTGTTTCACATTCGTGTCGTAACAGTACAGATCAGTCGTTCCGCTCTTTTCGTCCGCCATGAAAACATAATAATGCACGCCATCAGAACCCGCTGTCGCGTCCTTGTAAGTCCGATCCCCGAGCGTCAGCGAAATACATTGCGGAACACCGCCGGAGTACGCCATTATACCCACTTTGGAGTGATAATAGAGTATTTCCCCGGCGACAGCCAATGACAGGTGCGACCCCGCCTTGACGCCGAGCGTCGCCGAAGGCATGACCTGATAATTCGACGGCTTCGAGCCGTAGACCTTGTAGATGTGATCCTCCTTGAAGAAGATCGGATAGCCGAGATAAGAGCAGCACGCCGTGAAGTCTCCTCCCGATCCCACATCGACCGCGTAGGAGTCGGACGCCAGACCGTCGAACACATTCCAGTTGAACGGGTCACCGGGCTTGGACGCGTATATCGTGCTCCCCTTGCATCCCCAGAGCCGGTTCTCGTTCTCGCAGATGAAATCCATGTCCGGTACTTTCCGTGAAATCTCCAGCGTCTGCCCATCCTCGACCGTGAACGAGTGCTCATAGAATCCGAGCGACTTCTTGTCGTCCGAAATTTCGCGGATGATTATCGTCTGATTGTTCGCCTCGGTCTTCGCGCCCGAGATCGTCACCGCGTCGCCGACCTTGAACGGAAAATCCGTCCCGGTCGTCACAATCCGGCAGCCCTCGGCAGCTTCTCCGGCGTACGTTCCGTCAGCGAACGACGCCGTTCCGCTCCACGAGGCTTCGAGCGAGTCAAAGCTGTCGTCGCTCATTCGGTAGTACTTCTTGTCCGGGAGAATTATCACATAGTCTCCGAGATTCGCGATTATTTTCGGCGATGCCGTGACAGTTCCTTTCTTCTTATACTCCATACCCTCCAGGACATTGAAGCTCGTATTCGTGACGAGCATCAGCTTGCCGCCATAAGAACACAAGGCATAGCATCTGAGACTCTGGAATTCGCTCAGTTCCTTCCGCCCCTTCCTCACAGCCGCCAGCGGAAACTCGTCCCCGCACATGTTCGTCATGTCGCAGATAGCGCCGTCGCAGGCGGCAAGCCGTCTGTCAAGCCCGCCGAACTTCACCTGCACGTCCTGCCCGATCCGGTCGGAGTATTTCGGAATGTTATAGCGCAGCGCCATCGATCTCCACCACCGCGAACGGCTCGAGCAGCTCAAAGAAGACCGGAGCGAGCCTCATATCCGCGGGAACTCTGATAGTGACCTTTTCGCCGATTTCCCCGGCGTCGACCTCGCAGAGCTCCTTGCGCTTTCGCGCGTACTCCTCCGCGTTCCGGTGCTTCTCCTCGTCGGTCTCACCGGCGAAGAACACGCGACCGTCACGGATGTCCGGCGCGCCGTCCTCACGTATCGCGGCGTACTTTCCGGCGAGCTTCATCTCCTCGACTAAAAAGTAGTTCACATGGTCGCGCAGCTCACGCCTTATTTTGTAGACTCCGAAAGCCGACTGCGCGTCAAGCTTTGTGCCATTCAGCATGTTCAGCGCCGTGAAAGCGGAGACCATTATTGACAGCATCATACAGTCTCCTCCCCGGCGTCATAGCCCGCGAGATAACCCGCGTACATGTTTATCTCGCTCTGCGTCCTGGTTATCTCAGAGCTTATCGCCGTCTTCGCCTCGTCGGTAGTCGCCGTCGCGAGCCGTCTCAGAAGCGCCGCGAGCTGTATGTAGCGGTTGCCGATAGCCCCGCAGTCATCCGCCTTGGTCGACGTGCGTTTGACCGTCTCGACCCTGTTTCCGTTCTCGTAGACCATGTTCTGTTTCACTTCGTTCATTGTGTTTCTCCTAATTTACTGAATTTATCGCGTCGCGCAGATCATTGAGCTGTGACGCGTAGACCTTGCTTCCCGACGACACCGTCGAAAGCGAGCCCGAGAACCGGGATATACCATTGATCGCCCGCACCGCCGTGTTGTAATCGGAAGCCGTGAAAATATCGCCCGATTGTGCCGACTGCCATGCGTATGCCGTTTGCCCGAGCCAAGACCGTACCGAGTTGATGTTCGTCATCAGAGCGTTCCACTCTGAAGCGCTCAGGTTGAAATTCCCGCCCGATGTTTTTGATGTGTCCCACGAAAAGTACGCGGGACGCGGTTCGGGTTCCGGCTCGGGCTCTGAGTCGGTCGTGAAAGAACCCGAGACCGTGACCGATCTGTCGACTCCCGAAGTCGGCGTTGATGAATAGTAGATCGTCGCCGATATATAGTAGGTGGTAGAAGGTGAAAGACTGATGAAATACTGTGTTGACGAGCTTGTATCGCCCGCCGACAGCGATCCCGAACCGCTCGATCTACCGTCGATCTCCCATTCTATGTATCTGTCGTTTCTCGAGTAGGAGGAGTCCAGCCCATCGACATAAACTCCAAGATATGAAGTTCCATGGTCGCCAAGACTCAGATAAGCCATTCACTCACCGTCCTTATCCGAATTTCGCCGTCACGTCGAGGTCTTGAATATAGCTCGAGATATTCCCCGAGGTCAGGATCGTGTCGAAGACATACCCACCGTCCCGGTAGTTGCAGATATACGTGCCCGAGCCGAGAATCGTCGTTCCCTGGAAGGTTATCGCCCCCGGGAAGTTGCTACTGATAACGCTGTTTGTCGACTTTCTTCCGATACATATCTCCGCCGACTCGCCGAGCGTGAAGCTCGGCGAGTACATCGTGCTCGAGCTTATCGGGTGCGAGAAGTCGACGTAAAGCCCGTTGTTCGGCTTGATGAGGTCGACGTTGATCGTCCCGGTCGTGATGTTGTCGCCGTTTATCGTCGTGTTTCCCGATGTCGAAAGATCGGTGAACGTGACATAACCCGCGATGACTATATCGCCGCTTGACACGACGACGCCGTCCTTCAATAGCGCGACCGTAGTCCCCGAAGTGCCGCTCGTTACCGACAGCGTGATACTGTCGACCGTCTGCGAGATGCTCGACACATCCCCCTCGACACTCGAGATTCTCGACGAGAACGACCCGACCGTCTGTGATAGACTCGATACATC